CAATATCGTGAACACCATTAGCGGCAGCCTCATGAGTACGGAAACCAGTGAAATCCTTCGCAGACACGCCATGCTCTACAGAAGTACCAGCAGAGTGAGCGCGGGCAGACGTACCATCAACACCACGAGTCATGGAGAAGTTAGCGCCAACAGTCCCAGTGACAGTAACAATTTCCTCATTCGCTGAATCCTTCTCAAGGATCAGCGTGAAAGGGAACTGCGAAGGGAAGTTCGTGCTTGACGCAAGAACTATCTCAGTATCAGAAGAAGACAGCGAAGCAGACAGAGTTGTCCGCACAGCCGTGCTGGAATAGTAACGTGCAGGAATACCCATTCATTTACCTTTGATAGTTGATGACTGACATGTAATTGATCATCTGCTTTGTTTTCTCCTCAGCCAGCCGGACACTGAAGAGTTGATAGATGTAACGTGCAGTAGCAGTTGATTGACCCGGCTGAACAGCGGCATCAATAACCTCACTCGAAGGAGTGTTGGCAATAACCTTGCCCGGATCAACCGTGGAAACAAGCCGCCACATTGCGCCAAGACGCACAACGTCTTGCGCACTCACAGGTAAACCAGTAGTAGAAAAATCATCCGCATCCTCAAGAGCACTTGGGAAGCGTGCATACTGCACGCGAACCGTCTGCCCCGGCATAGGTGCCTCGTCAAGGATTAACGCTGAACGAACCGCACTGGAACCCTCAACCCTGTAGTTCCTGTCGATACGGTAACGAGTGATCAAATCCCAAATACCTGTAGTGTCAGGAACTTCCCATGAAATACCAGTAACGTTTTTGAAATCAGCAGGCAGCGGGTAAGCGAATGTGGAACCATCAAACGTGAAATCGTAAGACCCAATCGACATCAAGTCGATACCAATAATCGTGTCGTTAATTGCACGTTTAATTTGTGAACGCGAGAACAAAGGATTGTTACGCATGATCGTCAACGCATCATGCGCTGAAGCAATCGAACCAGACCAGCCACGCCCACCGGGCATAACCTCGACCGTGCCAGACTGTGAATTGATCCGCTTCAAATAAACAAGTTCATCATCAATCTCAACAGTGCCCTTAGATAAAGAAGACACATCATCGACAGTGAACGTTAAATCATCAGCCGTAGCAGGCTGCGTCAAGACAGTGACTGATTCCTGATTACGAGTGTAGGCACCAATCTCATTCAAAGTCTGCTCGGAAAGTTCCCGCAACGTAGTCATTTAACCCATCCTCACTGCTTGACCTACACGGTCAGCAACACGAATGGCGCGATTAGTGTCACCAAGATTCGTAGATCGAGGCTGTAAGCCCTGCTTACGGGCATCCTTGTATGCGTTCAGTTCACGCTCATTCTTGTGAGCAACAGCCCTGATTTGCCCATCAGCAACAACAACAGTTGAAGCCTTACAGCCGAAGCATCCTTCAACATAATCAGGATGCGTTCGCACGCGATGAATCGACATTAATCCTCCGAGATGAATTCGCCGTACCCGGCGGTAGTTAGTTCAGTTGCAAGATCAGTAGAGATCTCATGTACGAATCCGCCACGCAACACAACATCGCATGCGTTTAGAAAGTCTTCCTGTGGACTCATCACTGAACGCCACGCACCTTGATACTTAACAACAGTGCGCGACTTAGGGTATGAAACAAACCAGAGATCATCTGGCCTGCCCCGTTTCACTTGAATCTGTGGGCCACGAAAAATAGGCATTACCATTTCTCCCTGTTAGCCCAGTAAGCAGCACTCATCGGACCCTTAGCAATGTTCTTTGCGTGCCTAGCCTTAAACGAAGCGCGCTTCTTTTTCATAGCCGAAGACTCTCCGGGCTTCGGCTTACCAGCAGCCTTAGCACCTTGCTCACCAAATCGAATTGTCTTTACCTTGCCACCGCTTTTAGCCACGACAACATGTGACTTAGTTGGATGACCGGGTGTGCGCTTTGGTTTGTTGAAACCAGAAACACCAGCACCTTTCAACCTAGAATCAGTCCTATTCGGAGAAAGCGGCATTACTTACTTTTCTTGCTTGACTTCTTGTAAATCATGGCAGTGTCATTAACGTCACCGCAGTTGCACTTAGCACACATACAAACTCCTTAAGAAGAAGCGGGGAAGCGCCCAAAGACGCTCCCCCGCAACATGCATCAACTAGATGCTTGATTCAACCGTGAGCACGTAACGTGCCTCGGGACGGTAGATGTTCCATCCACCGAGGAACTTCCAACCAACGGAACGGTAGCGGGCAAGTTTGTCCACAACAGGTCCGATAACGGTCTTAGGTTCGTACGTGACAGCCTCCATGAGAGCCTGCTTTCCAAGGATGATCACTTTGTGATCCAAGGATGAAGCAGTACCTGTCGGATCAACTGCACCGGAAGTGACGTTAGATGCCGTCTTCGCGTACGAAAACGTGTCAGCGGTCTTCGCGGTGATTACGAATGATCCGTTGAATGTTGCATCAACACCAGCAACCGTGACAGTTTCGCCAACTTCAAAACCGTGAGCGGTTGAAGTCAGAGTAGCCACGTTAGAGGTCAGTGCCTTGTTAGACACTGTACGTGCAGCGCCAGTCATCTGCTCGACACGAGGAGACTCAATGAACTTGACACCTTCATAGATGCCTATTTCTCCAGTCCAATGATTTCCAACACCGGCTTCGGTGTAGGTGTGAGGCATCTGCCACACGTTCGCACCCGAACCTGCAGCCTCCGTGCGGAGGTCGTAGGAAACGTCAGGGTGCAGCATGCCGATGAAGAACTGCCCATCGCGAGGCTGAACCTTTGCGCCACGCAGTTTCGCAACTGCACGGCGAATGTCAGCAGCCTGAAGAGTTGAAGTTGAAAGTGCGGTCTTATCCACACCATTAACTACGGTCTCGTCAGCGGCAATTGCTCCGTTGAAACGACCGACAGCAGGGTTTACCAGTTTCTGGTACACCTGATAGTCAAGCGAATCAAGTTGGTTGTATGCCAGCGTGTCAGCAATAGCAGGATCAATGTTTGAAAGTGACTCAAGTGCAAGACGCTCTGTGCGCTCGATTGCGTTGCCCCACTCATCAACAGTGATCGACACCTTGTTGGTGTTCTTCATTGCTACAGCATCAACATCTGAAACTTCATTCAGGGTTGAAGTGACACGGTCGATATCGTTGTGCAACTGCACAACAATTGTTCCACCGGGGTTTGTTACATCTGCAGGACGCTTGTCAGCGAACTTACGGAACATTGGTTCCGAACGCAGGTTGAACTCTACGAGTTTATCGTAGGCGGTTTGAATCAAGTTTGGGACTGTAGCCCGGCTTGACAATGCCATTGTTCTTTACTTCCTTTTGGATAGTTGGGATTAATTAACCCTTGAGCATGGCAAGTAACTCTTCAGGAGACTGTGCTCCTTGAAGACGGTTCTGCAGATCAAGCCCCACTTCGGGATCGAAACTGCCATCCTCTACATCAGCCATCAACTCAGAGGCATACAGCGAATCCATGTCAAGAGGGCTAGCCTCTTCAACAGGTTCATCGCTTTCAATAGATGAGCCAGCAGCAAAAGCGTCACCGTACTCCTCCAGCCATTCAGACAATTCATCTTCAGTCTCAATGTCATCTGGAACAAACGCGGCGATACGTGGATTCAAACCCCACGAACTTAAAGTGTCGGCGATACTTTCTTGGTACGCAGCCTCCGCATATTCAGAGAGGACATCGTCCCTTTCCTTAATCGCCTTACTCATTGCACTGATTTGTTTACGAAGTTTCTTGACAAGATCATTGCCAGAAAGCGAAGACTCATCAACCTCAGCATCAAAGTCATCTTCTTCATAATCGTATTGACTCATTTATTTCTCCCTTTAATTAGAACCCTTCCGGGTCGCACCACCCTCACGCTCAACAAGGGGTGTTGAGTCATGGATGTGGCGACTATCGGACTTCCTACGCTCACTGGGGCCGATCGATCCAGTGAGGGGTTTATGGTTAAACGTCTTGTGCTTTACGCAAAGACGTACGGTCAAGGGCACCTTGACCACCGAACGAGGCACGTTCCTTCGAAGCAAGTTTCCTGCGCTTCTTACCGGAATCAACACCGCCCGTAAGGCTTAACGATTCTTTAACAAGATCTTTGAAATCAAGCGGCTGATCGTAAAGACGACCAAGACGGCGCAGGTCTGTGTCCTGCGCGCCAGCAATCGAGAATGCTTCATCAGCCTGCTTCGCTTTACCCTGATCAACAATCTCTTCAGACATTGACTTACCAACATCAAGACCCTGCCTAGCGGCAGCGCCACCAACCTTGGACGACTCATACATACGCTCAAGATCGGAACGGCTATTCATGCCATAAACATTCGCAGCCTGCTTCGAGATACCTTCAAGAACAGGCATGGCCTTAGTTGGGTCAAGCAGGTAGGCGACAAGATCACCCTGATTCAAGTTGTAATACTTAGTCAGGCTGTCCAAGGTAGCCTTGTCAGCCTTCTGTAAAGCATCCTGAGCCACGTTAACGCGGGACTGCAACTCTGCTGCAGAGATCGAATTAGAAATCAGATTATTGAAATCATCAGGGGCGTCATAGAAACCAGTCGGCATTTGTGCATCTTGGAAGATAGTCCGGTACGTGTTCTCCAGATCTATGTACTCTTTAGGTGACAGAAGCCTGTCACCGGGACGACCCTGCCCATCAGCAAGTCTTTGACGAATCGTTTCGTTAGCAGCGAAACGCTTCTTGTACGGCTCAGAGTTGTAGATTTTATTGAGCATTTCATACTGTGTGGGGGCAGCGTTACCCTGATACAGGCTGTCAATGATGCCAACAAGTTGAGACACGAACGCACGGTCAAGACCGGCGTTAGTGAACATTGCTTCAACATCATCACCTGCAGAACGCTCTTTAGCCCTGTCAATCTCACGCTCCGTACCGTCAGACATGCGCTCATATGTAACTAAGTACATGCCTTCACGCTTGGTGTAAACACCAGCAACAGTCGGTGGAGCGGCTACACCACCACCACCGCCACCCCCGCCCCCGCCGCCGGTCAACCTGGGATTACCCCGGGTACAATATGCCCGAGTGTATAACGTCATCCCGGCAAACGCTGACCTAGCAACGGCAACGGCAATCTTTCAAAAAGCATGGCAGAACAACAGGCAAACAGTCGGCGGAAGTTATGACGATGCCGGCGTGGGCGCGTTGACAAAT